AAGGTACTAGCGGTGCTTATATCACTGGTACAACTAGTGGTGTAACTACAAATTATTCAGGTTCTGGTTTCTCTGATGTTGAGAATACTCTTGTTGCGTTATTACGTTCTAGAGGTGGTATTGATTTAAATACACAATTTCCAGCTTTTGAAGTTACTAATACTAATGGTGTTGGTTTTGATTCAAGTCTTACAGGTTCGGAGGTAGATGCTTTAGGTATTTTTGCATTAACAGGTGCGTCTGCAACACAAGGTAATTTTAATTATCAAATGTCTTTAGATAAAACTAAGAAAAATTATTTACCAAGAGTTTTAGGTAGAACAGTTGCTGATGGTAATACAGTGTTATTTGCTGAAGAATTTTTTAATAACATGTTTGAAGATTTTATTTCTACTGGTAAAGTTAGGGGTGTAAAACAAACAGTTGTTAATTACGCAAATGAATTTTCTGATTATCTTAATGAATACCAACCAGCTGTTACACCTTATGTTGTATCAGAATTACGTGGTACTAAAGTATTAAGATTATTTAGATTCTGGACTATTTCAGATGGTAATGCTGCTAATGAGCAATTTAAAATGTCTATTAGAAATATTAAATTAGATACTAAAGAATTTGATGTGGTAATTAGGTCTTATTATGATACTGATGCTCAACCAAATGTTTTAGAATCATATTCTAGATGTTCTATGGACCCAAATTCTAATAATTATATAGCTAGAAGAATTGGTACATTAGATGGTGTTTATCCTTCTAAATCTAAATATGTTTTGATTGAGATGGATGATACTTCTGATACTTCCGAAGCATTCCCAGCTGGATTTATTGGTTTCCCTGTTAGAGATTATCAAAAGGGTAGTGGTAATAGTAATGTTAAAACACCTAAATTAACATTTAAAACAGATTATAATGCATTTGAAAATAAACGTAAATTCTATTTAGGTTTATCTGAGACTATGGGTATCGATTCTGACTTTTTCGATTATAAGGGTGTACCACAAACAACAACACCAAATATGTGGACTGGGTTAACTGAAGGTTTCCATATGGATATTGACGCTACTGGTGCTACTATTGATAACTCGACAGTACCTACAAATGTTAGTGGTGGTACTTATTCTCCAGTATATTTATTTAATACTGGTAATGCTGAATTTAGAACTGAAAATGGTGTTATGAATACTGATTATGAAAAAGTATATTCTCGTAAATTTACATTTGCACCTTATGGTGGTTTTGATGGATGGGATATTTATAGAACTAGAAGAAGTAATTTAGATAACTATTTAATAAATGGTAATTTAGGTTCTAAAGGTTTAATTAGCGGTGCTTTTACTGATAGAACACTTTCTAATGGTGATAGAGGTATAAATTCTGATTATTATGCTTATTTAGAGGCTATTTGGACATTTAAAAATCCAGAAGCAGTTAACGTTAACGTATTTGCAACTCCTGGTATTGATAATGAAAACAATACAAATTTAATTGAAGCTACAATTGATATGGTTGAACAAGATAGAGCTGATTCATTATATATTATGACAACTCCAGATACTGATTTATCAGGTGTACCTTTACCTGTAGAAGATGTTGTTGACCGTTTAGATGGAATGTATGATAGTAATTATTCTTGTACATATTGGCCATGGGTTCAAATAAATGATACTGAAAATAATGTTTATATTTATATACCACCTACTCGTGATGTTGTAAGAAATATAGCATTGACTGATAATATTGCTTTCCCTTGGTTTGCAGTTGCTGGTATTCAAAGAGGTGATATTGATGCAATACAGGCTCGTAAAAAACTTACTCTTTCTGAAAGAGATGTTTTATATGAAAATAGAATTAATCCAATCGCTTCATTTACAACTGATGGTATAAAAATTTGGGGTAATAAAACACTTCAAGTTAAAGAATCAGCTCTTAATAGAATAAATGTTAGAAGATTGTTAATTCAAGCTAGAAAACTTATTTCTGCTGTTTCTATCAGATTGTTATTTGAACAAAATGATAATGTAGTTAGAAACCAATTCTTAGCACTAGTTAATCCAATTTTGGATAACATTAGAGCTCAAAGAGGTTTGACAGATTTCCGTGTTGTTCTTTCAAATGACCCAGAAGATATAGATAAAAATCAATTGACTGGTCAAATTTTCTTGAAACCAACACGAGCTCTCGAGTTTATTCAACTGGAATTTGTGATAATGAACACTGGTGCTTCATTTGATAATATTTAAAAACTAATTTTAAATAAATAAAAAACCCTAAGTATTAACTTAGGGTTTTTTTATATGTTATTGTTCCGCAATCATAAATTCTGTATATTTTTCTTTCTAACATTATTTCGTGTTCTGTTTTATTTTTAATATCAAAACCATTTTTATTTAAAATATGTTTTCTAAAACTAAACCTATGTTTTCTATCATTATTTATTATATACCAGTAATTTGGTTTATTTATATGTGTTTCTTTAAAACCTAATTTTTGATATAAATCACCTTGACTCCATCTTATATCGGCATAACTTAATATTTGTTTTGGTTGATATGTTTTTATAAAATATTTAAGTAACTTATCAGCACCACCAATAACACTTGTATTTAATTTATTACAAAACCTACTTAATTCATAACCATCGTAAGTAACTCCAATACCTAATCTAGGTTTATTAAATAACATAACAGATACTAATTCATTATTATAATATAACCCTAATTTTATACTAGCGTTTGTGGAACCTTGTAAATGATTATTATTAAGAAATTCTTTAGATTCTTTTGGTGATACTTCTTTAATTATAGTTTTCCTACCATATATTTTATTTGGTGTTAAACCAAGTATATTCATTAACCTAGATTTAACAATATCTTGTTTAAATAACCACTCATCCTCAAATATATGTATTAATTGTATACCTTGTTTTTCACATAATTCAGTTTTATTTAAATGATAATTTGATGGTTTATATAATTCAGAATGCCAATACAACCCATTAAATTCAATTGCAATATTATGTGAAGGTATAAAAATATCTAATTCCAAAGGTGATATTATTTTTCTTGAGTTTTCAATTGTATTAATATTTAATAATTTAATAAAGTCTTTAACTTCGTTTTCACTTTTATCGTAACTTAACCCACATTTTGGACAACCAGTACCTTGTAAATGACTATCTGGCCATTGTTTAAAAATACCGTGTTCGTTACATTTAATTTCAATATAATCTTTACAACCAATATAATTAACTAACGAATAATCATATTTATCATTATGGATTAATTTAGCTTCATTAATAAATTCACTAGTTGTTTTTGTTTTTTTATCACTAATAGTTAAACCTTTACATTTAGGACATCCATTTCCGTTTAAATGATTATTTGCATTTTGTTCAAAATCACCATGTATTGGACATATTATTTTAATTTTATCATTAGATTTATTATAATTAACCAACGAATAATCATATTTATCACCATGAATTAATTTAACTTCTTTTATAAAATCTATTAGTGTTTTATTTCTACCAACACATCTAGGACATCCATGACCTTTTTTATGTGTGTTATATGTTTGTTCGAATAAACCATGTTCTGGACATATAATTTTAATTAACCCTTTTTCTGATTTATAATCAACAAATGAATAATCGTATTTACCATCATGAATTTTAGTCAATTCATTGATAATATCTTTATTGTTTTTATTTCTACCATAACACATTGGGCAATTACTACCACTCATATGTAATTTAGCTAATTGTTTAAATTCACCATGTTCTGGACAAATTAAAATAACGTTAGTGTTCGCATTTACATAATTACATAAAGAATAATTATATTTATCACCATGAATCTCTTTTGATTTTAAAATAAAGTCAATTTGGGTTATTTTCTTTGTACCAGCACATATAGGACAACCTTGTTTTCTACCAATATGTTTTTCTGGGGATTGTTCAAATTCACCATGCTCTGGACATATTATTTTAACTTTTGTTTTACTGTTTATATATTCAACAAGTGAATAATTATAACGTTCACCATGAACATAAATTGACTTTTTAATAAAACCTATTTTCTTTTCCATAATACAAATTTACTAATAAATATAATATAAGTCAATAAAAAAAATAAATATTTGTTTTTGTTAATGAAGGAGCTTAAAATATGTGTTAATACTTAGGGTTTTTTTATTTATTGTATATATTTATAAATATGAAAAGATTAAAGATAACAAATGAACAATATAATAGAATTATTTTGCATG